AGTCTGCTTACCCGCGCTGGTGGGTTAGGATTAAAAGTTATCTTTTTGCGAGAGAGTATAGCCATGGGATTTGAGTCGCGTAGGTCGCTTTAGGAGAGCTGTTTATAGATGTCCATCAATGGCTTCAACGCAACTCTGATTGCATCGCGTTCATCCTGTCGCCATTTATCAATGGGCTTTGCTTTAAAAATGTCTTGGAATGATTTCTGGAGTTTACCAGCGTAGTTTAGCCAGTGGGTATTGGCTTCAACACTTTTTTCTGGATCGTTTTCGGATCGCAATTGGGCAACGTGAGGAGGTAAAATACCAACGATCTGAGCACCTAGTTTTGCTACATCGGAAGGCCAGAGGTCGAGTTCTAATTGGTCGCGGTTACGGGCAAGATGAACGGCTTTTTGAGCAATCGCATTATCAATGCCAAGTGAGGCGATCCATTGCTCCTTATCCCGAATATGCTCACGTCCGAGCAATATATATTGTCCCACATCTGCCATTTTAAGGATAGCCGCCCGACCATCCGACTTAGCTTTTGCTGCCAGCAGGTTAGCCTCAGCATACGCTTGTTTAATTTCTACTTCAATCGCCCCTAAGACCTCATTCTTCGGGGTTAGTTCTTTTATTTTTTTTGTTTCCATTAGTTTTTTTGTAAGTATTTTTAGCCATTTCTGTCTTTAAGGCAGCAGAGGGTGGCAACCCTGTTTCCTGCAAAAAAGCCATCGCAATCTTTGAAATTGCAGCCTTAGTAACATTCAATTTCCTTGCCACGTCAAGCATATTCGATGCGATTATTATGGGATGCCCTATGGCGAATGCGATACCATAAAGCTGAGGCGACTTGTGATAGCCGTGGTTGAAAAGAAAAGTAACAATATTGTTCAGAAGCCCTAACATATATTCCGACGCTTCTCGATATTGGTGAGAATTGGCAAGAATAAAAGCTAAATCCTTGGGATCGTCAAAAGATGTAAAGTCCTGTTCGTAGGATGATTCTGAATATTCTGAGGCATCGCGTCCTTGTTCCATAGGTTAACGATCTACAAACTTGGAGATTTCGCCGTTCATAATTACTGGTGCAAAAACAAACCTCTCACCATTCCTGTTTTTTGTAATGCTGATTTCACAATCGGGGTGTTCTCTGTGATTAATGTTTAAAACATAGTCGGCGTGGTGTCCGATTGCCCTAGACTCTCGGAGTTCACCGCCATCATTTAACTGAGATGCGGTTAAAACGCAAACATTATTTTTCAATGCGAGCAATTTTAATCTTCGGACAATTTCGCTGATCTGTTGTTCTCTATTTTCTGAATTACCACCAGAAGAACAAAGTTGTATGTAATCGACTACGATGAAGTCGCAAGGATTGTTTCTACAAATCGCCTCGATCTCGGAAATTTCTGAAACATTATCAAAGATTTTGAGAGGTAGCGTTGCGATATTGGTTAATGCTCTTAGCATCGTATCGCTTTCGTCTGTTGTAGGATTGCAATATTGAGGAACACATCGCTTTCCACCTTTGCAAGAAACCAGTCTGCTTAGAACTTGTGTTGCTGACATTTCTAAGCTGAAAATGATTCCAGTGTAGTTTTCAGAGCAAGAAAATAATGCAGTTTGAAGAAGTGCTATACTTTTCCCGCCGCTGGTTTCTGAAGCGAATACCACAACCGAACCTTTCTCAAATCCTCCGTTTAGGAGTCTGTCTAAATTCTGGATTCCAGTTTTCAGTTTTATAGGTGGCGAGTTGCTTTCTAAAAGGTCAAGAAGTTCCTTGCATTGTTGTTTTAGAGTTGCGTGCTGTGGTTCTTCCTCGCTTTCGGAAAAGAAGCCTTCGGCTATTTTTGTAAGATCAGCCGACATCGACAGGATATCTTGGCGCGATGATTCTATTAGCTTCAGCGCACGACGATATTTCCGACTCTTCAAAAGCTCGCGGCGAAACTCCAACGCCGACTCCGTATCGTTAGGCGAGGGATACGCTGTGAACGCTTCTATTACCCCGTGGTGATCTCCTGCCTCCGATAAGCCTCCGCTAACCTCAAGATATGATTGGATCTTGAAGAGGTCGCTTTTTACGCCTTCGCTGTGGAGTTTCTGCGCTGCGTTAAAAAGGACTTTGTTTGCGTAGCTGAAAAACAAATCTTCCTCCCACTTTACTAAATCAAGGACGTTGAAGTTTTGTAGAATTATGGAGATTGCAGCGGTCTCTGCCATCTCTGTTTTAGGAACTGAACTCATTTTATTTTTTATAGGATTTTTTGAAGACTTTTTCACCTCTCCTTTGGAGAGAGGTGAAAAATATCTTTCTGCGATAGCAGATAGATATATCTATCTATCTAGGGCGTGTTTGGTTTCTATTAGGTTTATTTTAGGTAAGAAATAGGTTATCGTTAGCTTTTCAAAGTTTCAAATATCTTCCTTTTATTTCTTCGGGCTTGCTCGCTTTTGGTCTTCCACCTTTCTTGCCATTCGCTGAACTTGTGAGCAACTTTTTGTTCTGGTCTTGCCACTGGTGAAGCGTAAACTTGTCGCCACTTCGTTTAGCAAATCCAGCAGAAATAAGAGCCTCTTCAAGCTTTATTGGATCGCCACTCCAACCAGCAATCGCAGCAATAATGTTTGGAGGTTTCTCAAACATTTCGCTTTTGCGGAACTGGCATTGTGACCAGAGTTTCAAAAGACAAAAAACTCCTTCGTGTCCTGCCAGACTTATTAGGATTTTTGTCTTGTAGTGATCGCAGAAATCAGGAGAAAGGATCATTTTTTTCCTAGTAGATATTTCTGCAGCGACTCTTCGGCTTCTGCTTCAATGAATCGAGTTGCTTGGGTAACAATTTCGATCCACTTTCCATCAATTTTTATCTCCCAATCCCATCTGTAACAATCGTCTTGATGATTTGGCCAGCATCGCAACGGATATCCTTTCCAACTTTCTGTATTATTGTTTTTCATATTCTATTTCTTGGATGTATTTTTTTAAGGCACTTATTTCTTCTCTAAGGATTTTGTTTTCGTGGTGTAATGAAATATGCCAAAATTTTAGATATTGCACCGAATCTAAAATATCAGAAGCCCTTCTTTTTACTATTTCCAACATCTCGGTTTCGCTCGACATAGTTTTTTATTTTTTCTAGGTGCGTTAAGGCTAACGCCCTCCCATCCTCTGTGTCATCGTAAGTATGCTGGTAAACAGGCAAAGGTTCATCCTTTTGAAGTCGTAACCCTATCGGGCATTCGTTCATACAAATAACAAGTCGGATTGAGAGGACGTTAGAAATCATTTAGAACGGAATTTCATCACCGTCTGCGTCTGAATAGACCTCAACTTGCTTTTTAGGAGCAACTTGTATGGGCTTTGCTTTCTCAACTGGCAAACTTGACTTTGCACCAGAGAGCCAATTCTTTTTTTCTTCTCCAAAAAACCATCGTTCAATCTTGTTAAAGCGATGCTCGGGGTTTTCTGATCCCGCTTCTTCTCCAATAAGACAAATGCCTTTTTTACCGACCAATTTATCTGCGTCAACATCAACTTCTTCACCAATAACAACTGCTTGGCCAATTGCTGCCAAAACTTGGTCGATTTTCCAAGCTGCCTTCTCGGTAAATGTTAGATAATCCCAAACTTCTGGGCCATCGCTGCCGTCGGGCATAATGATTGTGCAAGTGAGTTTTATCATTGAATTTCCGCTTTTGACGGAAATAGATTCAATTGCTTTTCTGATTTCAACTTCGTAAACATTTGGTTCTACGAAATAGATTTTTGCTTTTTGCGGTTCGCTTGCTCTGTATGTTGCCATTTTATTTTCTTTCTATTTTGGTTTTGTTTGTTTGGTCTGCGTTTTTTAGGATGCGCAGCCCCCTTTTGCCCCTGCGGTCTCAATGAGACCTAGCGGGGAAATTATTTAGTTTTTGATTGTCGAAGGGTCTCAATTGAATTTCCAGATTTGATTGCTGAGAAGTCTGGAGAAACTCCGTTGCTCGCGCAAAGCGCAAAGTAATCCTTCTCACTCATCTTTCCTCCCATTGAAAGTATTATCGTCTCAATGGAGGAATCTTTAGATGCTTCTGCTATTGCTTTTGTCTCAACGTATTTTCTTCCACTTCCAATTGTTAGCTTCCATCCTGTGATTTCTGCGCCAGATTTTAACCTAGCTTTCATTTCTTTTTCAACTGGCTCGGTTATTTCCTTTTCGGCTAATTTCCAGTTGCGAATGAAATCCGCCATCGAATCGTTGTTGGATAGGATGAGTGATCTAATTTCTGCTAGGGAATTACCATTATTTGCGGGAATAAGAGCAATCGCGGACTCTGCTTGATGGACAATTTTATTACAATTTGAGTAATGTTTACACCATGAGCAATATTCGCACGGCGTAGGCTCGGCATATTTGTCTGTGGCGTTTTGAAGGACGTTCAAAACAATCCTCTCGGCTTCTTCCCAAGTGAAGTCATAGGATCTTACGCATTGCTGATCTACATAAATCACATGAGCGGTGTAGGATGTTTTGAACTCATCGTTCATACAAGCAAGACAATATGCGGCCAATTGTTCTCGGTAATTGCGCATCTGTCCTGTTTTTATGTCTGCGACCCAACTCAATGGTTTACATCTCCCATCAGCAGTTCCCATTTTTCCCAAATGCGGGACTGCCATTCCAAGATATTCCTCTCTCGTTTCAATAAATTCGCCTTTTGCCAATTCTTTCAACTTTGTTTCTCCCCAAGTGGCAACATAGGCGTCCTCGGTAGAGAGTTTGATTGAGGTTTCTACATTCGCCACTAACTCGCGGATGACAATATCGATGTTCGTTCCTCTTTGCGCGGCTTCGTTTGTGCCTCCTGCCCCTTCAAATAAGGGACAGGATGCCAGTTTTGGCAATACAGATGGACTTATTTCTTTCACTTTTGGTTCCTCCATTCTTGAGCGGTTGCTACAAACTCATCAACCCTTTTAGCTATTCTCAGCAAATAATCTGGTGAGCAATCGCGCCAAGTAAATCCATCAATTATTATCTGCCTCGAAACAAGAAACTCGTTTATCAATTGTTCATTGGCGGTCAACTTCTCCTCCCAATCGGCTTTTTGTTCTTCTGTTTTTTCGACTACTTTTTTGCTAATTGTTTCAAATAGATGAGAAACAGAATCCCACTGAAGAGGTAATTCCTCGGGAAGTCCGCTGCGAGTTTTCGCATCGTAAGCAGCGGAATGAGTTGTAAGCATAATTCTTTCCTTACCTCCTGTTCCTTTTCCTTTTCCATTCTCCGACTGCATTACTTTTGTTTTGAACTTCAAGAACCATAGCTCATCTGCCCACTCTTTGATAAGAGGAGAAGCTTGCTTGGACATTTTCAGTTCATAACGATCATATGCTGTCATAAGATCGGGTGGTTCAACTCGCTGGACTTTACTATGGGCGATTAGGACGACGTTTATGTTTAGATCGATTAACTCATCGAACGTGGTAATTAGGCGAGACATTTTCTCGGCAACCATTACCCAACCCTTACCATATCCCCAATCTTCAATCGATGTCTTTTTGTTCTGTTGGAGCAAAGATTCAACAACGAGACGTTCTGTCCAGTCAATAGAATCTACAACGATTGTTTGGTAGTTGAGTTTTTTGACTTCGGATAGTGCTAAATTTAGCTCATCTGCGGAATTGATTTCCACTCGATCAACGGCAAGATGCGCCGTGCCTCCTTCAACGTCCAGAAACAATGGTTTCGGGAAGTTGCTTGCGAATGTGGATTTGCCAATGGACTCCACGCCATAAAGCACAACACGTTGCGCTCGTTTTTGTTTTCCTGTTATTATTTTCATTTTATTTTCTATTGTTGGCAGTATATACGGCAACTGCTAATGCCGCCCACGAATGTGAGGAAATTCCATAGGTCGGACCCTTGTCCTTCTTCGTTCCTTGCGTGCCGAGAAGATCAATCAATGCCTGTCGGACGTTTCCATCCTTAGCTCGCATCGAACCGCATAAATACATTTTTATGTCTTTTCTGTAAACCAATCTTATTGGCGTTCGTGCAAGTTCAATAAATCTACCAATCCAAACGCAAGTTTTAAATGTTGTTGCGCCTACCGGCATTCCATACGAAGCGATCATCTCCAGAGAAACCAAATCATATTCCCTACCGATCAATATTTGTCGCATTTCTGGATTGGGCAAAATCCCATGATCCATAATTTGCTTTTTCCTTTCATCGTATTGAACAAATGCTGATTGGTCAGTTCCAGAATCAATGGCGAGAATCATAGGAAAGCTTTCAATCTAAATTTGTCTGCGGCTAAACCGAGAGCATTACAAATATCTTCAAACCCCTTACTCCTAATGAAATGTATAGCATCGAGTTGATTTTTTTGTTGATTGTTTTTTGTATTTTCTCTAAGGAATTTTGAATAATCCTTGCGAGCGTCATCAATTGCGAGTTCGATCATGGCACATAAAACTTCTCTTGTAAAGAGGAGTTCATTTTCTGTTTTTTGGCTCATTACTGGGAATAAAAGTGGATTTGAATTTAGGTTTTTGGTTATTTTCTGCGCTTATTTTCCAGAGTCTGATATAAAATTCGGGCGGGGCGCAAGTCGCGGAACTTTTTTCGATGGCACTCATTTTTTGTAAAGGTGAAATGCTGTAATGACAAGAAGAAAAGGAATACCTACTTTGTAAATTCCTTCAAAGAACCACTGAATCATTTGTAAGGTAGTTGGTTGCATATTATTTTTTAGTTTGAAAGTGAAGCGATGTATCGGAGTCCTGCCCTATAATTCACGAACATTTTGTTTCCTATAATGTAAAAGCCGTCTTCATCAACTACAATATTCAGCAATTTGTCACTATCGAAAGCAAAAGCTTGAAGAGTTTCAAGATTATCAAGTTTTTGTTGCGCGGTTTCTGGTATTTGGTCTGGTGTATTTTTCATATTTTAGCTCTCTGGTTGGTTAGAAAATTCAAGATCGGCTATTCCTTGGGAATCGCTGGTGGAGAGTCCCATTTCTTCAAGCTGCTCTACTCTCTCAATCCATTTAGGATAAAGGGGGGAGTTTTCATGGCAGGGTGGAAATTTCATATTATTTATTATTTTTGAGGTTATAGTTTTTGGATTTGAGCTGCTTTTTCAACTCAAGCATTTTTAGCCAAGTGTAGGAGGAAAAGTTTTCTGAGTTTTTCATATTTTTAGGTTTCGGATGGAAACTCAATGTTGAGGATGTCTTCAATCATCCAGCATTTTAGGCCTCTCCAAGCAATTCGTTCCTCTTTGCTTTGTTCGCTCCATTTAAAACTGCAATTTATTCCGAGGCAAAGGTTACAATATATTACAAACACCGTTTTTTTGGTTTTGCTTTTTAGTTCCATTTCGCGTTTAAGTTTCATAATTTTATTTTTTAAGGTTCTTCGTTCTTTCGTTCGATGGAGTGAATTTATCTTCAGAGTAGGCTTTAGAAAGAAAAATCGGCTTATTTGTTGCGATATTCAACGCGAAGGATGTCCTCGATCATCCAGCTTTTTACTTGCTCGCTGCACTTTGCGTTATGAACTCTTCCAAGACACTGGCGAACGAAGATTTCAAAAACTTCTGATTTGGTTTTGCTCTTTAGTTGCTTTTCACGTTCTGTTCTCATTTTTTTATTTTTTTAAGGTTTTTATCTTTCGAGTTCGTCTCGTTCGATGGAGTGAGAATCGTTGATTCCGAGGAGATTAAAACACAAAACGCAATTTTGTTTTCAACTTTGTTTTCTTATTGTCTTTACTCGAAAAGAGGGGAGGAGGTAGTTTCCCCCTCCCCTTTTGACTTCTCAGTTCAGATAACTCTCGGCGATGTTCCAGAGTTCACGATTGACTAAAATATCTGCGAGAGGTGCGTTGATACGGCGAATCCCGCCACCTTTGATTCCTTGTGTAAGGTTTTCTTGCACGCGATTGTAAAAATTCCACAGGTTATTCTCATTATCTTCAATTCGGAGAACTCGCGTCACGGAATTGAGGCGGTTTTCCCAGCGCACCGTTTCCTTTTGCACTTCTTGGACATCTTCGTTAGTTGGTCGGAACGGAAGAAGTTGTGGCCTATCATATCGCAAGGCGATTGCACGTTCAGCGAACTCTTTCATTTGAGATTGGTTGAGGTGAATCGCTCCCATTCTGTCCACTGCATCCGTTATCCGTCCCGCTCCTTCGACCAATCGCATAATACCTCCTTGGATTGCGGGGAGGGATATTTGGCGATGAGCGAAGCGAATCTCATCTGTGGAAGATCCCGATACCATGCCGTTGGAACAAACCAGTCGGAATAATCCGAGCGTCATTCGCAGTGCGGAACTTCCATCGTGAGAGTTCATAAGGAGGATTTCGGGGAAATAGTCACCGACTTGCTTAGGAAGAAGGGACTGATGTTGTAGTCGGACGATGTGACGTTGGAATCCCTGCTTAGTTTCATCTTTTGTTCGCTGGATATCCACTTTACGGATTGAAAACCCTTCGGTGACTAGGGAATCAATAATCGCTCTGCTTGAAATGAATCCATACTTGCTGGATCGGTTCGCTGCGGCGTGAGCGGCATCTATTGCTGTGAGTTGGTTCTGTCCTTGAATTGTGGCTAGCTCGTTCATATATTTAGGTTTTATTTATTGGGTTTTTGTTTGGTTTGTATCGTTAGAGGTAATCTCTTTCGATGGAGAGAGAATTACGGAACCACTCGGTAAGTAAACATTTTTGTTTTGAGAGAAAACAAAAATGACGCTCTGAACTAATGTCCAAGAGCGTCAACGATAACAAACATTTTTTTACAAAACTAGGATGTCAAATAATTTAGGCAAAAATGTCTTTCTTTAATGCTATCCTTTCGCGCATTTGAGATAAGGTCAATCCAGTCGGTATTTCAAAGTGCGGCTCATCTTTTATGGATTTGAAATCACCGCCCCAAACAAGCCCCAAACTCTTCCCTGCCTGACCGAGTTCCTTATATTTTGGCGATTCGCCTAAATAGGTTTTGCTTTCAAACAATCCAACATCGAATGCTATGCCAAAGTTGTGGTTTGAATATCCAGCGCGAGCATTCGTTACGATGCGCCCCTTGGCAGTCCTTCCTTGAGCATACAAGGCATCCTGTTCAGCAAAGGTTCGCAACCCTGAAATGATTCTAACATCCAATCCGTATCTTTTCATCAACGGAATAGTAAGTTGCATAAACTCTCTTGCTTTTTCTTGCGCCCTTGGATGCAGAGTCGCAATATTGCGTTCTGTTCTTTCGTCGAATATCATTTATCCTTCAATGCCGGCATTTCTGGCAGTTGATAACAAAAAGATCCATAATCGGTCTTGATGCAAAATTGCGGAGTCCCAAGAGAAGCGCAACCTGTAACGAAGAAAAGCAGGACGAGAAAAAAGGCAATAACGATTGCACAAAAAGCAATGTCCTTTGCTTTGTTCATTTTTCCTTGCGGAAGATTTCAATGAGCCCAATAATCGAGGCAACAAACATTCCGATGGTTTCCCATGCGGACGGATCTAAACTAACGCCCACTGCCGCGCCAATGATTGCAAGACCGCGATAGGTGGAAGGTTCTTTTAATTTTTGGAATAGGATATTCATGGGTTGGTTTTTTATCGTTGTAGTTTCTCCACAACAAAACAATCTTGTTGGATGACCGTTGTCGTTTGGCTAATCGCATTCAGTTGAATCGATAGTGTGAATGGTGAACTCGATGTCGCCATTGCATCGCGCAAATTCAAGCCAGTAAAATCAACGATGGCAAATTTTTGAGGCGCAGCGGAAAGCGTGCTCACAAGCCCCATTGTCGGGAAGCTTGTGAAACCCTTCTCGTTCACAAAAGTAATCGCAAAGCCGCTGGTATTGTTGCCAATAACCGTTGCATTGTTTGTGCCGATAGAACTCAAATTTTGCAATGCCGTTTGAAGTTCAGCGGAGGTCGTTATGTAACTGAGCGGGTCAGTTGATTGGAGGATCGTTGTCGCCCCCGAGGACGCACCAGTTGTTGCGGTGCCTGTTAATTTCGTGCCGCCAGCGGTTACGGCCAGCGTGAATTGTTGGCGAGAGGGAAGCGATTTTACAAAGTATGGCGTGCCGTCTTGAACAAATCCCGTCATAGCCGAGAATCCTGTCAGCGTCACCTGTTGGCTTATTGCCAGTCCGTGGTTGCTCGTTGTTATGAAAATCCCATCTGTCACAACGCTATTAACCGAGTTGAAGGTTGTCGGCATTGTAAGCGTGAACGTCCCGCCAAATGCTGGCCGCGACAACGATATTGTTTGCGTGTTATTTACAGACGCTGATCCTGTGATCGTGGTTGCGATCGATGCGGTCAACGCTGTGCCTGTATCGCTCCAAGTCGCCTGCAAGACATAGGGATTAACCGAAAAGTCGAGGTCTTGAATCTCTGGTTGAGTGGCTGATCCGCTTCTGCGGATAGTCACGCTTGCTGTTGTGTCTGGCAGGAGCAAGGCCGTGTTTGCCGTAATGGCCGATCTCGCGCCGTTTGAATTGAATTGGATGGTTGCATGGCCGATTGCATCGCCAGAGACAGAAACACCTCCTGCGGCTGAAATCGTTGTTAGCGCATTTAGTGCCGATGAGATTGCCCCTGCCGTTGCCGAATAACTTAACGCACCGCTTGTCTCTGCCGAAAACGACAGGGTATAGGTTCCGCTTGTCGGTTCTGCGGTTAGGTCGCCAATCGCAAAATTAACAGACGATCCGGTTTGGTCTGTGATTTCAAACGGAACGGCAATGTCACCAGTTGCTTCTAAAAAATACAGGTTGAACTGCGTAATGTCTCCCCGTGTAAATATCGGAGAACCGGAAGGCGCAAGGGTAGTCGAGTCTGCCGCAAGGCGAAGGTCTGTGAGGTCAATAAATAAATCGCGTGCCATTGTTGTGGTGAGTTTGTCAAATGTGGTTTTTTGCAGAGTCGCAGCATCCAGAGATTTTGCGCTGAGATGAAGGATGGGTCTGTTCGGTGCGGGCGAAGAGATCGGCGGCAAACTCCGGCGTATTCTCGCCGCGCTCTATACAACGAGCGCATGTGCCGTGACTTGGTTTGCCGCCATAAAGCTTCAAATTGCATATATTATATTCTTTTGTTGTTGTTATTATATGATCGCAACTCATGATACTTTTGATCCAAAAAGAGGCAACCCCCCATATATATCATCATCATAACTTGAATCAAGAGCATAAAAACCATTGCCTTGATTTGGAGAAGATTGAAATTGTCCATCTTGTCCATTGTCTTCTGAAAATTTATAATGAACCGTTTGTAAAAAAGGACCGGGACCTGAATTATAAATTGCCTCCTCACAGGTCAATCCAGCTTCGGGATCTAAATTGTCACAATAAAATGCAATCGGCTCATATTGCAATTCCCAAATTGTTAACTCACAAATTGTTAATTTTACCTTTAAATCAACCGATGCGTCATCAAATGGATTTCCAGAAGGCCATGTTCCTTGACCTACGCCATACGCAATCCCTTCCCATCTTCCAAGGCTGGTTCTATTTACTACGCAACTTCCACGAACATAATCATAAAACATTGACATTTCAACATTATAACTATTTGCAAACTGATCCTCGACTAAAATAGGAGGGCGAGGAGGATCAAATTCATCGAAAGGGATAAATATATATGTTCCAATTAAGCAACTTGATTCAAATGTTCGATAATCAGTAAGTGGGCCAGTCAAAAGCCAAAGATGTCCCACAAATTGGATGTCATTTTGTCCATCGGTATACCAAATAGGAAATTCATAACCACCAGCATCTTGTTTGCTTAAAACTATCCCGCCAGCAACAACTTGATCTGGTAAATCACCATAAATATAATCCTGCGCAATATACATACAACAAGGCACTTCTGGCGCACAACACGAGCACGACACCTTCCCGTCCTTAATCACCACCTTGCCGCTCGACTGTAACTTAATCGTTGCCATCTCAGCACTTCTCCGTTTGAATCCACTGCAATGCCCCATCCACCGCTCCCAGTAAGACCGTGCCGCTCGGAGGGACTCCGGGCAGTAACAATCTCCTTTGAGTGTGTCCAGTTGGCGAGACCGTATCGGTAACCAATGTCGGGTCGATTTCAATAAATGCAGCCGAAAAGTTGAGCATCAAATCGTTTGCGCTTATTGATGTGTCACTTCCGTCCTGCACCTTAGATTTGAAATCAACTGGGAATTTAGTGATCATAATTTATGGCGTATATACCGTGGCGTAGAACGGAGTGCCGAAACTGAAAACATATCCCCACGTCACGGTTACTTCATCTATCGTGCCATAATTTGTTCGTTCAAGGTTGATTATGTCTTTCGTGCTTGACAGGTATTGAGCGAATGTAATTGGCGTTGTCCATCCCGCAGGGATTTCGGGTTGCTTGATGATTCTCAAGGCCAATGTCGATGGTGGCGTTGCACCGATCGCCGCATTTGATGAACTTGTTGGGATTGTATAAATCTTCGTGAGTGTGTCGGAAATGACACTTGCTGGCAAGGCAAGATCGTTTGTGAATACAAGCGTAGGGGTCGTTTGGACAAATTTTACAGGAACAGACAAATTGCTAATTACTGCACCAAGCACAACCCTTGAAGCGGCTGGGTTCCCTTTATATCCAATTGCCGTAAAATATGAAAAACCATCACTGCGATCTTCTCTCGTTGCTGCGAATTGAGATGTATAGCTTGAAAAACTTGGCAATGCCGTTTTTGCAGCCAATTGACTTACAAGGGAACTGGCTTGAGTTGTTCGACAAACATAAGTAACGTCCGCTCGCATGAGTCCAGATGGATATTCTGTAAAAGATGATC